TAATCGGTGCTACAATATTTCCACCTGCAACATAATACGCTGGACGTATATCACTTCGGCCTCTTGTCAATCCACTTTCAAACATGATATTCGGATTACCTGGCTCATCCAGAGTTGCTGATGCAATTTCAATATGGAATTTAGCTTCTGGAGGCACTGCTGGATTAAATTCGGATTCTTCGCAAAATCCCGCATATCGTCTTACTGTCATTTTCATTCACTCCTTTCAATTACTGTGAAATATACTTCAAAAGTGTATATCGCACTATATAGATTTCCATTGTTCAAATTTGGATTATTCCCTTCAAATCTTAAACTCCTGACATCGCTAAAATATGTTCCGTTTCCGAATCCCAATGTTCGGTCGAACAATATTACACTTTTCGCTCTTAACGCCAAATCATTCGCCTCTTCGAATCCTTTTTGAGCATTCGTATTATATACCACACTCAACAAATTTATTTCCATAGCCCACATTTCTGTTCGCAAATATTGGTCGTTTGGCACTAAATTGCAAGTTCCCCATTGCACCCAAATTGCAGGAGTTTTTGGCGTTGTAGCTGTCCTATCACCAATTACCAATGTTTTGACATCTGATAATTTTCCTCCATCAATTTTGATTTCGTCATTTAATGTTTTTTCAACTGCATTCATAATTTCTTTTATGGAATCTTGCATTGTGTTAATCATTATTATTAAATTTCCTTTGCGCTATTCTTATAAATTCGTCTAATCTTTCAACTCCATTTTGAGTTGCCCTTTCATGATACGGATTCGGTTTTTGCCCTGCTATGCTTTTGGCAAATATAACTTTGTTGCCAATCATAAATCTTAATGCTTGGGCTTTTTTAGGATATATTCTTTTCTTTTTCGGGCCGTAAATTCCAGTTCCCAATGCAACATACAAAGCATAATGAGCTGCCCCGTGAATATGATATTCCCACGCATTTATTTTCTTTCGTTGCCACTTTTGTAATTTTCCATCATCAACAGGACTTTCAGCTTTAAATCCCGCATGTATTTCTTGAGCCAATAATCGGAATGCCTCTTTTCCAACATTTAAAGGCACTTCACGAATTTTTTGTAAATCAACAGGATTAAAGTCAACAACAAATTCTTTACTCATCTTCTAATAACCCTTCCACTCTGGTAAATTCAATATTGGATTTTTTTAAATATAACCCTAATTCTTTACGCAATTCTGCTGTTAAAATTTCGTCTTTCACTAATGTTGCGTTCAAATCTTCAATTTTTATAACAGGGCTTTCTCTGTTCATATATGCCAATTTCACCATATTGGCACATGCCCTCATTGCTATATTATGGATTCCTTCGGGAATTTCTTTCGCATAGCATTGCCCGATTTTCAATTCAACATTTACATCCGAAAATATTTCAATTGCTTTAATATCAACTAATTCGTCATTCATTCCTAAATACGCCCTGGCAATTTTCCACTCATCTTCACTCATTGAGGGTAAAATAAAACTTGATTCCAACAATTCTTTTTTTTCGTCTTTATACATGTTTATTTTTATGCTCGTTAAATCAATATTTGGTTTTAACACTATTTCGAATGTTTTGGCTTTGCTCAAATCAAATTCCCCGAATGCCGTATTAATGCTTCCAATCCCTTCAATTTCACAAATAACATTATCCCCGTTTAATGGCAAATCATCAGATTTAATCGTTCCCAAATTCCACTCATAAGGATTAATAATATCTATTTTATCCCCGAAAGATAAATCCCTTAATAAATCCCTTCCACGATTTCGGTCAATCAATGATTTTATTTGTAATAACCATTTCCCAATCAATGCCTTAAGTTCGTCCTGATTAGATAGATTTAATTTATCAAATTCAATCCCAGAATAAACAATAACATCTTCAACAGTAGAATAATATTTCATAATTTATCCTCCGTGTGTCATGTTCTCATGCATTTTTAATCCTTTGATTGTATCGAATGTTTTACCGCATATTAAACAGGCATATTCCAAACTTCTAATAGTCAAAAAACGGCAATGTTTCACCAATGCCAGCTCATCTTCTCCAACAATGAAAGTGCTTTCTCTCTCAGGTCTATAACTGTGATTGCCACGGCTGATTCTTTCATTTTTGTTATTGTAAACCGTTATTTTGTATCTCATATTATTCCTCCTTGTATATATAATATTCTTAATCCAACATGCGCTTTAATTTCTTTCCATTGCATCTTGCTAACTACTAATGGCTTTGTTTTTTCTTGAGGATTAAATATAAATCCTCCCTGTGTTATTATATATGGCCTTTTGTTTTCAACTTGAATCACAATATCGCCATCTTTATATCGGATTTCTTTTGGAATGCTCACTTTTGGCAATCTTGCCATTATTTTGGATTCTTCCATTGCTTTGTCTATTATCCCTTCGTAAATATTCAAATCATTATCCATAACATTAGCAAGTTTCAATTCATCGGTTATATTTATTTTTTCCAATCTTGACGGTATATTTTGAATAACTTTATCGCTTAAACTTCTCAATGCAATTCCCCATTTGTTATTGTATATTTTCATTCCATTTCCGCCTTGATATCCGATAGTGGGAATACCAGCCATTAAATAATCCCAGATTTTATTTCCCCTACATGTTTTCGTATAATTCCATGCCATTTCAGGCACATCGTCTTTATTATATCCGTGGAATCCCGCAGTATATTGGCTCATTTCACTCAACAATTCTTTATAAGGCAATTTCCCATGAGGAATGCAACCTATCGCCTGATATTCCGTCATTCTGACTCTGTCAATTGCAGGATATAAATGCACATTCCACCCGTTGTCTATAAATCGTTTAAATATTTCATGATATGCCCTATATCCATAATCAGTAAATCTGTATCTCCATGAATACGACATTCCACCTGCATAGACTAAATTCAATCCATCTAATTTTGGTTTTTTAACAAATTCCAAATCTTCTTTTAATGGTCTTGTATGAATAACTTTCGAATATTTTATATTGTATTTTTTATTGCAATAATCAGAATGTTCTTCGGAAGTGAATATAACTGCTGATGCATTTTCCAGCATTTCCTTTTCTAATTTCAAATCATTCCCGCACCTCATACTGCTAATATCATTTTCAATCAATATGTAGGGAATATTTCTTTTTGTTGCCAATCTAAAGTCTGGCCTATTATCCCCTCTAACCACGATTATTTTTATATCATGATTTTGTAAACATTCGATTGCCTGTGATAAATCATCTTTAATAATTATTCCACCAAAATTTTTCTGCATTAATCGGATATTTTTATAGGCAGTTCCTACTCCCCAACGGGTAATATAATATAAAATATTATCAGCCACTATTTGCCTCAATTCCAAATCCTTTTAGAATTTTCCTTTTATTACTTGAATTTTTTATTTCTTTAATTCCTTTTCGCCCTGGAGTATCTGTATCATGAAAAGAACATTCATTATTTTTTTTGTGAATAACATTCAAATAATTATAACCATCTAACAATTCATGTTTCAGCTTGATTGCCCCTCCATGCCCGTTTTTAAGGGTATACCTAAGCCCTTCCCGATATTTTTTTGTATCATAAATCAATACATAACTTTGAGGAGATTTATACCAAAAACTAACCAATCGTTTTTGGACTGCATCGTAATCATAACAATTCTGGCTTATCAGGACTTCCGTATTTTTCAATATCGGGTAATTATGTAGTAAATCTATATAATTTTTATCATAGCAATCGTCTGAATCCAATCTTGCCAGATATAAATAATGATAATCGTTAATATCAATACATTTTCTTATTGATACTTGAAAATTATTTGCTACAACCCATACATTATTTGGTAATTTGTTTTTTAGTTCATTTTGGACTAATGAGAGTGTTTCATTTCTTACCCTCAGCATAGCTGTAAAAAATTGATTTGTTTGATTGATTAGACTTTTTAAACAATATGCCTTAAATATGCTTAAGCGATATTTTATCCATTGTTCGTTTAATTCGTTTTCTTTGTTGAATCCCTGAACATTAAAAGGTATTTGAATAATTATTTTTTTATTCATTATTTAACTCCTTTATAGCCAAATCCCACAAATCTCCTAATCGTTCATTCCAATCATCATTCAAAGTTATCTCCATGCCTGGATGCGGAGTGATTTCTCCAAAATAAACCCCTCTGTAAGTATCATATAAATCAATTCTGACAAATGGAAATTTAACTGCTTTAGATAATATTTTCGCAACATTTGACAATTCTTCTTTATGCAATGGCTCTGGCAAATTGTTATTTATCTGATATGTCCTTGCCTTTTTGTGAACGTCTACATTTTCCCAATTATCATTGTAGAATTTAGTTGATTTAGGCTTGTTTACTCGGTCATATTGTCTGATTAATCCGACATGTCCGTTAAAAGTATATATTTTCCAATCATACGGTATCGGGTCAGCAATTAATTCTTCAATCCATAATCCCCCTGAATGATTGCCACTTTTGAATTCTTTGATTATTTCCTGTTTTGATAATTTCCTATGCCTTAAAATGTCTTCGTATTTATTCCCGAATTTATAAACCAATGGAAACACTCCACTTTCAGAACAGCCCCTCTGAGGTTTTATGGTAAATGTATAAGGCAAATCTTCCCAGCAAACTTCGTCAATGTTTTTATATATGCCATAAATGATAGTGGTCTTAACCCCTAATTTTTCTGCAAGTTTATGTCCTTTGAGTTTATAACCAATATCATCAATCGGATTCCGTTTTATCCCCGTTTTGTGATTATAGATAGATTTTTTAAGATATTCCTCATAACCCATCTTTATACCTCAGCATAAATTTATTAATTGCGATTGCTGTTTCCAACAAGTTCAATGGAGTATTGTTGTATTTTCCTGTTTCAGCTAAAAAATCGCTATCTTTCGGGAGGCATTTCCCATTTGCCCCTCTGTATCCGTCTTTATATGCAAGTAAATGGCGCTCATTGACATTCTGGTCGAGTTTGAATATTTTATATATGTTTCCATAATCAGCATTAAGTTTTGTTGCTAAATCATGCAATTCTTCGGCAAATACCACTTTGATTAATGCTAAACTGTTTAATGCCAACTTGGCTAATTCTGCATCAATCGGTTTTACCTGCAAGATTCCATTGAACAATATAGACAATATTTCAGTTATTCCAGAATCCATCGTTCCTACGATAGTTTTGTCAGGGTATAATGAATCATATTCGGCATTCCATTCTCGTAAAAATTCGGGCATAAAAACGAACATTCTACGGTATTCTGCAATATATCTGTCGGTCGTTCCAGGCACTACTGTCGTCCTTATAACAAAAAAGCATTTCTTGTTATTCAATACCAATGATTTTACAATAGTATCGAGTGTTTTCATTTCAGAATTTTTTTCATTGATACAAATAAAAATTATATCGCATCCACTAATGTCATCATTAAACCCCAAAGGCGGGTCGAGTATAAAAAACTCGTTGCCCGCCAGTCTTCGTTCTGTTGCTTTTCCAACAATGCCATATCCCACAATTCCAATTTTCATAGAGCTTTCCTTTCTTTTAATTAGGATTCAGGATTTTCTTTTTCGATATATGCTACGGTGCATGCGTTTTCGTCCTCAAATCCAGCATCGGCTTCAATGGTTAATACAAAATCAGTTCTTCTCTTTTTAGCCTCTCGTTCCCTTTCAATTGCAATTTTATGGAATACGCCCCATGCATGATTTTCAGGGTAACCTAAAACACAAACTCTACCTGCCCCTCCACCTGTTAAGGTGCTTCTGGCAAATAACGGCACGTATTCAACTGGAATTCCCTTATATGGAGGCAATGCCCCTCTGTAAATATCATCACCTAAATTGGTATATCGTTTTTTGAGTAAGTTAAGATATGCATCCATAGTATTCCAATCTACCCAGTAACGAAAATCATTCGGGTCATTTAAATATTCTTTTGGAGTTGCCGTTAACATGGTATCGAACATATTTTCAGGATATGTATCTGCAGTCGGGTCAAAATCTTTGCTTCCTCCAACTCCATAAATGGCATTAGCTGCGCTTTTTACCCAGCCATCAGTTTTTGACAACACATCATCGTTGGAATGAAGAATATCGGTATTCGCAAAAAATGCAAATTCCTCCAAATCCTTGCCAGCTGCAGCTCCCAACATATCTATCAATGTATCTTCAAAATTTTCCTTTTCAATATTTCTTCGTAATGCACTATCCCTTAAAGATACAATTGCAACAAATTCCTTTGCAGTTAATTTATTGATAGCAGTAGATGGTTTTGCGAATTCAGTTGTTTCCAAATTTCTATGAACATTATCACCATCAGAGCCAGATTTTAATACACGCCCTGGAAATGATATTCTGTCAATGTCGTGAATATGAGAAGTCATTTGAACATATCTGGCTTGAGGTAATACTTTGGTTTTTAATTGAGCTTGTCGTATAAATCTGGTCTGTTTTTCAGGCTGTAATACTGCATCTCCAAAATCAGATACTTCAACGATTCCTCCCTTCATTGCTTTGTCGATTAAATACAATAATTCTTTTTGTGTAAACATTTATTTCTCTCCTTTCTTTATTGGCATTCCCATATTATCTCGTCCTAATTCTTCATAATGTTTTGCAACTGTATATTCCTGATAATCATTATCGCCTTCCTGTCCTTTTTCAACTTTGGATTTTCCCTTTTTAGCTGCATTCAATTTATCAATAATGGATTTTAATGTTGAATTTTCCTCTTTCAGTTTTTCGACTTCGTCATCAGTTTCTTCAATTTCCTCAGTTTCTTCAACTCCGTCAGTTTCTTCAATTTCTTCGGTTTCGCCTTTTTCGGTTTTTTCTGGTTTTTCCTTCAATCCCTCAATCCCTTCCAATATCGGCTTTAATTTCTCATCAAGAGTTTTTTCAACTAAATTTTTTACTTGTTCTTCGTTCATTTCGTCATCTCCTTTCTGGTTTTTTGCATATTTATCTCGTCTTTCTTTGTCAGCTTTTTCAATCAATTTCTGTAATGCCTCAATGGCTTTTTTTAGGTCATTATAAGTTGCATCACTGATTGAACGACCTGCCTTTTGCGACATTGTTTCCAAATTTTTCATTGTTTCCTTCATTTGTTCAATATCATCTGTTTTTTTGAAATATTCTACGACTTTACTCCATACATTCTCCTTTTTTTCCTCTTTTTGTTTTATTGAAAATATTTTGGCTTTTGGAACGCAAGGCTCATCTACCAAACTGACAAATGGAACTATCCAATCATCGCCTAAATCCCTGATTAATACCCGTTTCAATGAGCTTTGGAATTCCTTATTGACCTGTTCACCATCTGCAACTTTTTTCATGATTTCTTTCAATACTGTGTTTTGAATTCCCATAATGGAAAATCCTGTCAATTTCCCTTCCTTTACTTCTTTCCATGCCTGTTCGTTTGTTACTTTTGCCCCTAATATCCAAGTTCCTTTTGGCAACAACACTTTTTCACTCCCGACAGTAACCTCCCAATCCATCGGCAGTATAAATGTTTCAATTGGTTTCGCCACATTGTTTAATCCATGCATATAATCTATGTTTCCATAATCTTCCATCCATTTATGAGCAACCCTTTCAATTTCTTCTGCTGATAATATTTTTTCGCCTTTGTCAAAATCATAATCGGGCTCCCCAGGAACTAAAACGGCTGCATAAACAATTTTTTGCTCATCTTCTTTTTTGAATATCGGGCCTGTAAGTTCGGCATTTTCTTTTGCAAATCTTTTCTGGATATAAACCAAATCCACTTCCTTTCTTTCGCCTTTTGTGATAGTTCCATCATCATTCATTTCAAATTGGATTTCGTAATATTTATCGGCCTTAAAATCATGAACGATAACAGCATCATCGAATACCTGTGCAACATATTCATTTTCTTTTTCAAACATTCGGCGAATTTGATTTGCTTTGACTTCTAAACTTTCTTTCATGTTTTTATTTTTTTCACTCACATCGTTTTCTCCTTTCTTTGTTTATATAATAAAAAAAGTGCCTTCAAGTTCGGCACTCAAAGGCACTCTAATTTTGGGAGATAGAATAATATTATTCGGGCAAAATCTAACCTAAAATAATTTTACCAGGGAATTTTTTATTTGTCAATTCCTTTCCTTTCATGTCATATATTAATTTTCTATGTTTATAATCACATCCTACTCTTGAGCATGTTATTTCAATATATCTATCATCAATGATTTTAAATAACTGTTTATTACAATTTCCACATCTGACTTCAACTATTTTCAAATGTATTAATCCCTTTCCTTTATATTAGAACAGAATATTCTGGTATATCTTGACATCAATTCGGGTATTACCTCAAACAATTTTTTATCCGTATTGTATTTTTTCCCGAAATATCCCTTTTGCCATGATTCCAACATGTCATTTATTGATTTTGCTTTCTTGCCATTTACTTTAATGGCATCATTCTTTAAAACAATTTCCCCGATTTCCTCATTCCGTTCATTCAGAATTGTAATATATTTTTCCATAATTGCCTCCCTAATAATTATCTCTCAAATATCCATTAAGCGAATCCAATAATGCTTTAACTCTTTCATTGAAAAATGTATATTCTGCTCCGCCCATATTATTATTTTTCATTTCTTCTTTGATTGCCTTGTTATTGACAAGCCTTCTGATTGAATCACGATATTGCGTTACTTTTTCTTTGCCTTTCAAATAAATTGTTAATTCATTTCTCCGTTTCCCTGCCTCTATTGCTATTTTCATTCTTGTCGCATCAGTCAATGATGTAACATCACGCCCGTAAGTGAATGCCCTATTTGGTAGCGAATATCCATTATCAATAAATTTAATATCACCAGCTATATTGACTAAATAATTATGCTCATGTCGGTCTGCATTTTGGATTAAATAATCGAAAACATGCATTTTTGCTTCTTGCAATCTAAAATTGGTTACGGCCAAATCCCTTTCAGTTTCTGACAATCTCTTAATTTGCCCCATAATATCGTCTTTGAATACATAATCGTTAGCCCATTTTTGCAATGAACCTGCTTTATTGTCTACTTCTTTGAATATAGTTACAGGAACGTTGGAATCTCCCATTTCCCTGTTAATAACATACGCCATTCTTTCTCTTGCGGCTAAAGTTCCCTTTCTGCCTAAATCATCAATCATCCAGTCAATTTCACCAGCAATAGGCTTATGGATTCCTTTAGTTCCATCTGCGTATTCAACAATAATGCTTTCATTTACCCCTGCACTCAAATCTTCTGTTTTTGTAATTTCATGTTTTTGTAAATATTCTTCCAATTCTTTATTTCTCTGATAATCAGTGCTTGATTCAATTGAAGTTGATTCTCCTTCAGTCGGCTCTGCACTTGGAATTTCACCTGTTGGAGTGTCAATTGCTACCAAATCATCTTCCATAAAAAAGTCCATGTCCTGAGGTGCCATCATGCCTTCGGGAATGATAAACGGAATTGTTATACAACGGCAATTAATCCATTCTTCCAAAGGTGCATTTCTATCTCCAGGGTAAAGCATTTGATTGCTGAATATGTTTCCAACTTTTGTAATTTCTCCATCCATCTCGTCATGGCTATCCCTAACCCTTTCATCTCCTGCTGTTTTCCATTTGTGGTATTCTACGCCTAATTCCTTATCCATTTCAAAACTGCCTAAATTTTCCATACTTGCAATTTCTGTTCTGGCAACTCGTTCTAATTCGTATGTTTCCATATTC